CTAGATAGCTGGGGAAGCCTAGACAGTCTCGACCAATTTGGTAATCTTGAGCAGCTAGACGCGCTCGACTTTACCTTGGCGACTGCTAGTGCCAGCGTGGCCGCGACAGTCGCATCGGCGCTGACAAAGATACGCACAATATCTTCGGCTGTATCACTGTCAGCCTCATCTTCAGCGAGTGCCAGCAGAATTTTGGCTTTTGCCGCATCTGTGACAGGCGCTGCTGCCGTTGACGCAACCATAACATTTATACGGCAGGTGTCGGCGTCAGTAAGCGTCGCCGTTACAGAGGCAACTATCTTGACTAGGTTACGCAAGGTAGATGCTTCAGAGACTGCGGCGGTTACAGCCACCGGCAATTACAATATGGTGTTTATAGCCTCAGGACAGGCAGACACTTCTGTGTCGGTGTCCGGCTACCCAACCGGCACATTTGTTATGGCAGCAAGCCCCAGCATTGCCGCATCGACAACAGTTAGTGGTAAGATACTTGGCGAGGAATGGTCTGACGTTTCAGACACCGCCGCAACTTGGGTTGACGCGGTTGACACCGCAGCGATATGGTCAAATCAGACAGGTTCAACTGCAACTTGGTTAGGGCAATAAATTGATTACGTTTGGCGAATGGTTACCAGATCAGCCAGCCTTTGCAAATTCTGGTGTCGTTGAAGCAAGAAACGTGGTTCCGGCTGCGTTTGGCTATCGCAGCCTAAACAGCTTTGAGCCTTATTCTGGCGCGGCTACTGGCACGATCTTAGGCCTTTACTCTGTTAAGGCGTCGGACGGCAGCGGCTCAATATTTGCGGGCGACAGCACAAAGCTGTACGAGCTTGACACGACTGACAGCTCTCTAACCGACATTAGCAAGGTTGGTGGCTACACGCTTGACCCAAGTATTGGTGAGCGTTGGCGGTTTGTGAATTATGGCGATTATGTTATTGCCGCTGGCGGCATTGGTGAAAGCATACAAAAGTTTCACACCGGCACAGACGCAATATATAGCGACCTGTCAGCCTCAGCGCCAAAGGCAGACTTCATTGCCGTGGTGCGTGAGTTTGTCTGGACTGCAAATGTTGACAGCGGCTCAGGCCGAGTTCCTTGGCGGTGCCAGTGGTCTGGGTTTGACGACATAACCGCTTGGACGGTCGGATCGGATCAAAGCGATTTTCAGGACACAATGGATTGCGGTGCTATTACCGGGCTTGTTGGCGGTGAATATGCGACTGTATTGATGGAGCGAGCCATTGTTCGCGCCACATACACAGGCCCGCCGCTAATATGGCAATTCGATAAGGTCGAAACCTCTAGGGGCTGCAAGATTGCAGGCTCTGTGTGCAACGTAGGGCATAGCGTTTTTTACCTTGCCGACGATGGATTCATGATGTTCGACGGCCAGCGGTCTACGCCAATTGGCGCAGAAAAAATCGACGCCTTTTTTCAATTAGACCACGACAGCTCTTACAAGCATTTAATGACAGCCACGACTGACCCGCAGAGTAAATTAGCAATTTGGTCGTATGTGTCTACAAGTTCAACAAATGGGCGGCCTGACAAACTGCTTATTTATAACTATTTCTTGCAAAAGTGGTCTGTTGCCGAGGTTGCGGCGGATTTGCTTGCGCCTTTGTTTACCGCCGGATACACGCTGGAAGGCTTAGACACAATTTCAACATCAATTGATACATTACCTGCCACCTTGGATAGTGCCTTGTATAAGGGTGGTCAGTATTTCTTTGGCGGTGCTTTTGGCGACAAAATCCATACATTTACTGGCGCTCCGTTAACCGGCACAATAACGACCGGAGAGGCGGCTGTAAGTATGGGGCAGCACAGTATTGTCACAAGGATATACCCACACCACGAGGGCGGCACTGTTGAGCTGTCTGTGGGGTTGCGAGGAACCCCAACCGACACTGTGGCGTTTCAAGCTGGCGGCAACACAAACGCAGATGGGTTTGTTCCATTTAGAGCCGCTGACAGGTATCATCGTGTGAAAATGGTCATTAGCGGAGATTGGTCTCTTGCTCACGGTATAGACATTGAGGCTAGGAAGGTTGGTCGCAGATGACAACTTCTGAGCGCACCACCAACTTCCGCATATTAAATCCGATCACAGCCACGACGCGCGAAATCGCCGAGGTTCTGAACCGTACTATTAATGGCGGTTTAAACAGTATTGGCTATGTGACTTTTCCATCAAGCAGCACTCAGGTAACTATTGAAGAACCTCGCTATTCAACATCTAGCCTAGTGTTTTTTACAGGGGTAGACCACAGCCCATATCATCACAACCCATATATTGATACCGCCAGCGTAGACGGAACTATGGTTATTAACTTTGACAATCAGGGACACGATGCACGATTTGCCTACCTTATTATCGGCTGAAGACAAGCTGAAGGAAAAGTTCGAGAAAAACCGCAAGTACATTGCGGATGCCCTCGAATACTCCGGCGGCACGCACTCGATAGACGATGTTTACCAAGCCTGCGCTGTTGGTGAGGCACAGTTACATCCATTAGAAAAGTCGTGTATTATAACCGAAGTTGTTGACTACCCCAGCCTAACCGTGTGCCGAATCTGGCTTGCAGGCGGTGACTTAGATGAGTTGGTTGAGGCTGAGAAGTCTATTGCAGTTTGGGCTAAGGCTCAGGGCTGCGACGCGATGGAGATCAATGGCCGTAAGGGCTGGCAAAGGCAACTCAAAGATTACGCCGCTACGTCGGTGGTTTTGACAAAGGAATTGTAATATGAGTAAAGGCGGCGGTGGAGACACCAGAACAATCACACAGACCACTGCTGCGCCAGAATACGCACAGCCGTTTCTGGAGTATGGTTTGTCTGAGGCTAAAGAGTTATATGGTCAGCAGCCTGAGTATTACACAGGCCCGACCACCATTGGTTTTTCACCCGAATCCGAAATGGCTCTTGCCGCGACGCGCCAACGCGCCTTGGGCGGCTCCCCCCTTGTGTCTGGGGCGCAGGCGTTAACAGGTCAGGCGATGGCAGGCAAATTACAAAACCTCGCTATGCCATATGCGCAGGGGTTGGCAGGTGGTGCTAACCTCGGTGAGTCAATCGGCATGATGCGCCAGACGGCTCGCGGTGACTTCCTTGGCGGGTCACCCGGCCTTAGCGGAGCTATTGAACGTGCGTTAGACCCTGTTGAGGAGCGTATGCAGGCACTGCAAAGTGGCGCTGGCCGTTACGGCAGCGGCTACGGTCAGAAGGCAGCGGCTGATGCTATGGGTCGTGTGGCGGCTGATGTCGCCTATCAAGATTACGCCTCAGAGCGTGCAAACCAGCTCGCGGCGCAACAAAATCTTGCCGCGCTGCAAGAGGCTCAATACGGAAGTCAGCTTCGCGGTATGGGTGCGCTTGGGCAGCTTAGTTCAGCAGATATACAAAGACGCCTTGCGGCAGCAGGAAATGCGGCTGGTATGGCAGAGCTTGATTACGCCGACTTGGCAAAATTGGGTGCCGTTGGTGGTGCGCGCGAGGCTCAGTCTCAAGCGGAATTGCAGGCTGACATTGAGCGCTTTAATATGGAACAGCAGCAGCCCCTTATGTCGCTGGCAAACTATATGGCAACTGTTCAGGGCGGTACGGTTGGCGGGCAAAGCACGCAGCCTATATTCCGCAACACCGCTGGCAACGTATTGTCAGGCGCACTTGGTGGGGCGGAGCTTGCAAAGCTAATCGGCCCCGGCATGAGCGGCGGAATGGGTGCCGGACTTGGTGCCTTGGCTGGGCTTTTAGGTTAGGGGTTAGGGCATGAGTGTAGGTACAGAAACATTTTTGCGATTGCTGCAACAGCAGCAGCAGGCGGCTCCAACGTCTTCGGCTAATATACAAAGGCCGTATCAAGTTCTTGGCGCTCGCGGGTTAACAACGCCACCAATGGCTTTGCGGCGTCCTCAGCCGCCAAGCGCTATGCCGACCGCGCCTAAACTTTCTCCAATGATGCAGGCAATTGCTAACCGCGTGGCTATGTCAAAGCGGACACCCGGTGCTGGTCAGGTTGGCCTGCCAACTGGTGGCGCAGGTGTGATGCCTCAGCCTAGTGCGCCCACAATGCCTCAGGGCGGCGGCGCACCAGCGGCTGAGATGACATTCGGCCAAAAGCTAATGCAGCCACGCACGCAGGGCATGTTGGGCGCTGCCGCCGCTGGCTTTGAGGCTTCAGGCTACCAAGACCGTCCGGTATCACTAGGTCAGGTTTTGGGGCGTATGGGTACTGCTGGGATGCAGGCTTACGGAGCCGCTGAGGATCGCATTGCGGCTCAGAAGGCTGGTCAATTAACAGAGCTTTTGACGCGGGCTAAGATTGGCACTGAATTGGCAAAGAGTGGTCAGGGGTTTAGCGGCAATAGCATGACAGCTCAGTCATTTAGAACGCTTCTCAACATTGGCCCAAAAATAAAATCTGGCAAAGCCACAGAGCCAGAGAAAGCGCAATATGATCTTGCCTTCGGTTACTTGGCAAAGCCAAAACAGCAAAAGACATATGACGACCTAGGCAATGAGACAATTACAACTATTCCAGCACAAGACCTTTCGCAGTTTCCGTCGCCAAGAGGCGGCGGCGGCACAGTAGGGCAGGAAACAACGAAGCCGTCAGCAGAAGCGCTAAAGCAGCAGAAATACGTCAAAAGTGTAAATAGTATGGCCGACAACATCAACAGGTACAGGCAACAGCTTCAAAAATTAAGCTTCGTCGATATGGCAAGCGGCACAGCGGATTTCCCCACAGATAATATGTCGAGAGCCTCAGCTATTGCTGAGAGCCTCAGGCTTGACATTAAAGAGCTTGAGGAACTTGGTGCTTTGGTAGGCGGGGATTTCCAGATTTTGGATAACTTGCTAACAAGCCCCAACTCAGCAAAAGCTATAAAGGCGGGGTCGTCTGCTCTTTTAATTCAGCTTGACGAACTTGAAAACACTGTTGGCCAAAAACTCTCTGAAAGAGGTGCCACCCTGTCTGGAACGTATAGCACCCCTATTACCACAAATACAAAAGAAGATTGGGATAAGGTTAGGGTAGGCCAGTACGCTGTTTTGCCTGACGGAACTATTAAGATGAAAGTGCGGCCACAATGAGCAATTGGTATGAAAACTTAGATGATGCCGTTGACGTTGGGCCAGCAGAAGCCCCTCAATCCTCAAGAGGCATAGGCGACTATATAAAAGATGTTGGCCGCGCAATTGGACAAGGGGTCACTTTTGGAACTGCCGATGAGATTGAGGGGTTCGTTAGGTCTCTTAGATCAGGCGTGTCGTATGACGACGCCGTTAAAAAAGTAAGACAAGAAATTGAGCAGTTTAGAACCGACGAGCCGGGTCTTGCTTACACATCTGAAATAGGCGCAAGCGCATTGATGCCTTTGGGTCTTGCAGGGTTAGCTGGAAAGGGATTGGCAAAGGGCGCTCAGTTAATTAACAAACCTTTAACTGATTTAGTCGGTACGACGGCGTCAAAGGTTGGGCAAAAAGTTGGCGAGGCGTTGCCTCAGGCCTTGACCACCCCAACAGCAAAGGTCGCTGGCACTGCGGGCGGTCTGGGAGCTGCCTATGGCGCGGGGTCTGCTGAAGAAGGGCAAAGAGTTTCAGGTGCATTGATGGGTGGCGGCGTGGGCAGCGTGCTAGGCCCACTTGCGCCTAGAGTGTCAGAAAG